AAACCATATTGGTTGCTGAGCAGTTAAAGGATGGCAGTGGTGCCATAGCTTCTGCAAGGTCACGTGCTGCTACGTCAATGAAGTTTGCAACTAGAGGCTTTGGATAGTCCTCTGAGAACATAGATGGGAATACCTTAGAGATATCGCCCTGACGCACGGAAAGGACATCGCGCATACGCTGATCTCGCGCTGCAGAGCGCGATTTCAGACGCGATACTTTAGCGTCTACTTCTTTGACTGATAACAATGTTAGTCCTTAAATTAGAATTGGTATTACTTAGAGCTGCCTTTTTTGCGCTTAGTTTCAAGTGCATATTTTTCCGCTACTGCATCTCCAGCTTTGTTTTTAACAGATTTAACTTGGGCAGATTTTGTTCCACTCTTGCCTTTAGTTGCTGCTGTATAAACTTCCCCAATTTGCTTTGCAATGTTTCTTCCTGCTTTTGCTGTTGTTTCACTTGATGTCATACGTGAGCCTACAGGTGTGCCTCTTTTTGTTACCTGTGCTACTCCATTTCCGCGAACATTTGGGTCTACAACAGTTCGAGCAGCAGTTGATACAGCAGTAACAATATCACGTGCTTCACGTGCTGTTACGCGGTAACGATTTGTAATATTTTGAATTAGTGATGCTTTGTCTTTTGGTTTAGCCATTGTCTTCTCCTTAGATTATTTTCATTCTGTTCTGCTCTGCGAAGGCTTCATCTAAGTTGATGACGGTTCGCTTACCTATCTCGTGGCGAGATAAGAACGGGTTCTTCATATGGTGAGTAGCGTAGTTACCATAGTTAATCATTTCTCTTGCTCTAATCTCACAGAACCAGAGAGCCATTACCATATCGGTCTTACCCTTAGTGGTAGGTGTCCAGGTAATTAACTGCTCTATCAAAGCCTTGATGTTCTCGGTTTGATCTGATGGTAGATGTATTAGATTATCTCTATGGTGCTTGCCATCAAATTGCTTAGTGCCAAATAGGGTAGACATAGAAGCTACACCGAATCCGCTATCCCACTTATTGTTACCAGTATGGTGTTCTTTAAACTGAACACCCTTAGAGGCTAAGTGTTGGCGGATGCCTTCGTCTTGCGTTAAGAAGGATTGGAAGGCGTTCTTTTCGACGATCCATTCTGAGGGAGCGTAGAGGGATGTCCAATCAAAAATAAGATTACGGATAGCGGCTGGAGACGGACGGCTAATCTTAATAGCATCTACGATATACCTTTTCTTGGTTGATCGGTCAATGGCATAACAGATAGCTGCGGTATCGCCAATCATCGCAGGGTCTAAACCGCAGATAATAGTAAAGCCATTTAAATCTCGTGGATGTCCAGGATGCCCGCCGATTAACGGACCGGACTTACGCATACCATCAATAGAACCACGAACACATACTGGGTCAAAGGATGCGTTCTCTGATACATCTTGTTGTTGATAAACTAAAGCCCAAGTAGAAGCGTCCATTGCTTGGCGTTCGTTGTAAAGGTTACGTCCAGACCAGCGAGGGTATAGGCCATCTGGTGTCAGTTCTACTTCTGTCTGTCCATCAAATGGTGCATCAGAGTAGGGCCAGAGAGTTTCCCACTTATCGGGGTCTTCATTAACTGTCAGCAGAGCTGGCATAGCTAGATACTTCCAAGGGACTAGGCCGCCTGGGTATCTGTCTTCGTTGCGTAGTTCCTTGTAGAGATCTACAGAGGCTACCCGCGTTCCGATAATAATTAATTTACCAGTAGGGTTAAGACGCGACCTGACGTCCTGTGTTAGCCACTTGATCTGACGTTCAAAGTCATTTGCGTTGCTCAGCGTTACAGCATCGTCTACAATAATCATATCGGCACGTTTACCGTAAATCTGACCGCCGATACCAACTGCCTCGATGTTCGGGTCTTTTTCACCGGACTCACGTAGTTCATCACCAAAGGTGATTCGAGTGGCTTGCCAAGAGGCTGACTTAGAGTTAAACCCTACGCCAGCAGCATATGCACTTTGAAGGTCCTGATACATTGGATGTGTTAGGCGTTGCTTGATGGCGTAGAGAAAGTCGGAGGCTAGGCGTTGAGTCTGAGATACTATCAAGACTCTAAAGTTAGGATTACGAGCTACCTGCCAAGTAACGTAGTCAACGGTTATCGTCATAGACTTGGCGTGGTTTGGCGGGATGTTAATAAGGATTCTATTATCAGATAGGCCAGGTTCATACTTCATAGATGGGTGTAGCCACGAAGGTTCACGACCCTCAATTACATCTACGATATTTTGCTGATGACCGAAAGTTTTAGAATTTAAAAAGCGCTGTCTAAACTCGGCGAAGGTTATATCGTGGACATCGCCGGAGGCAAAAGCCTTATCCTTCAGACCTAACCTAGTTCGATCCATCTTGTCGGCGAAGACCTTATCGGTGCGCCGGTAATATTCATAAGTCTTCATAGACTTGCCAGCCGAGGCACAAGCGGCGTCTACGGTCATACCTTCTGCTATAGCGCCGAGGATAATCCTCTTAGCTATATCTGCTGAGTTTTCTGCCACGTATTCCTCCAAGCGGCGTAACGCCGCGAATTTCATTCTTTTACTAGGTTGAGGAATTGATACTAGGCGTCTGCCATTTTAATAGAACTACGAACAAAGTTTAAAACTACTAGGCTCTAGTATTTTAAATCTTTGTTTGGACGTCTATCGAAGATAGACTTATCCCTACTAAAAGCGGTGCGAAGAACCGCACTGTTCGGGCTTGGCGCCCGAAGGAGCCACAGCGAACTGAGGGGTAAAACTAGGCTCAGCCCTAGGGGGCCTCGCCAGAGGCCAACCTGGTCGCAAATCGAAGCGTATAAAGATTTGCTCCCTATACTGTATAAGGCAGTAAATTTTAAGCATTTCCCGCTTTTTACAAATAAATCTTTTATTTGTGGTGTAACTCACTAGAATAGTATACATACAGGGGGGCTACTGTCTAATTACGGGGGTTTCACTTTAGTCAAAATATTTGTAATGGGTATATACAGGGATGCGTCAACGCATTTAACACGGGGGGGTCGGTTTCTGCCGTGCCGTGCGGTTTGGCTTGCCATATTGTTTGGCGGTTTGCCGTGACGGTGGAAGGTTAGGCCGTATCTAGTGGCTTGCTATTTAACGGGCGCTCTTTCCTTAACTATTTACTAACCGGCCTAAGCCCTAAGCCCTAACCGATAGCCGATAGCTCCCGGCCTAGCTGCTAACCGATAGCGCGGCCCGATACCTAACGCGGCCCGGCCCTAATCTTTCCCACCTATCGGCCCGGCTATTGGCCCGGATATTGGTAAAGAGATCTCTTCACGATCGCAGCACAAGCCCTGCGACACGGGTAAAAATAGTTTCAAAATAGACTTGACCTTAGACTAATGTGCGTAATACCATTAGACCACTAGCCCGGCGCCCGCCGTGCTATCGGAAAGAGGGAAATTATGAAAGAGGAAAGATATAACAAGATGGTTAGCGAAATATCACTAGCTATCTACAAAAATTCAAATAATATTGATAGCGAAATAATCCACCAAATTTGCGAGATATTAAAAAAGAATCGTCCCGATAAGTCTAAGCGATTCGCTGAAATTAAATTCTTGAAAGATTGCGGGCTAGTCTAATGGAGCTATTCGAGCAGACACTAACTATCTATATTCGCGGCGTAATGATAGCCGGGCTAATTCTATCGGTCCCGTTTATCATCGCGGCGATCAGAGACATTAATCAACTAACTAAGGGAGATAACAAGTAATGGCTAACGTAACTAACCCTAAATTCTGGCAGCTCCTAGAGACACCGCCGGACTATGCGGAACACACTAACGCGCTCTATCAATGGTCCCTTAACTATGACACCGGGAAGGGACCGATTACCCTATTTTTGGATATGATCGGTTATTCTGCCGATCAATACGGGACCCCGCTATTCGATCTATCGGAAGTTCACCGATCACTAGGATACCTAGAGCTTGATTACCTAGGAGACGCATTAAAAGAATATGCCGATCGTCCCGGCGACGTAATGGCGTGGCTAGAGCAGCTACTAGCAGCAGAATCTAGCGATTAGTGCCGGCCCGTGGCTTATCGGTTATCCGGTAGGCCGTGGACTGCTACTAATAGCAGTAATCACCTAATGAAAGAGGGAATAAGAATATGGACACAATGCAAGAGACTAATCTAGTCACTAATACGCTAACCGTTAAGGCTATCGCGGTTATCGAATTATTAGAGGGATCTATTACGCACGCGGACAAGGGTAAGAGCGCTCTACACGCTCTAAATAGCGTTCAACTACTAGGCGGCGCCGGTATCTTGATCGCACGTGCTACCGATCGCTATCGCTTAATCGAGGGAAAGATAGAGGGAGAAGGCCATTTAGATCACACTCTAATAACCTTAGACGATACTAAGCGCCTAATAGATCTAGTTAAAGCTAACAAGGTAGCGCAAGTAACCCTTAACCGTATCGGGGACCTACTGACCATAAGCGCCGCCGGTAGCTCACTAACCCTTAACGTGCTAAACGCTAACTTCCCTAATACTTTCGCCGATCTATTCGCTAAGGCTAGCGAGAGCGTGGCTACCGATAAGGCTAACTTTAACCCGGCCTATTTTGCGGACTACGCCAAGATAGCCGGTAAGGGTAACGCGGTTAGTATTACTTTTACCGGGGAGGGTAAGCCTATGGTTATAGGTGTTAAGGGTAATAAAGTCGAATGGCGGGCATTACTAATGCCTATGCGTATTATCTAATTAGTTTAATGGCGGTCCGCCGGTTATCGCTTACGCGGTAGCCGGTGGACTACCCTTAACCGGGCAGTAACCCTACCGTAAAGCACGAGAGGGAGAGAGAGAGAGGGTAAGAGTATGAATATAGAGCGCAATTATGCGGGCGCGTGGGTTATCTATGCGAGCGATAGAGAGGGTTACCTAGTAACCCGCAGCTATTACGGCTATAACAAGAGAGAGAGCGTTAGGCTCTTTCGTCAATATATGAGAGAGGGAGAGGGTAAATAATGCGTAATTGTATAGATTGTAATACACCGGTGGACCCTAGCGGCCTAATACGGTGTGATGATTGCTTATTCTTATTTATAGTCAATTACAAGAGAGAGAGGGCGAGCTAATGAAATTAGATACCACTAAGCTGCTAAGCACTAGTGCGTCTAGCGACGCGATGAATGGGTGGGGGGAAGTGAGCGAGACTATCCGCACGGGCCAAAAAATACGGGTAACCTTCACCGGATCTAAACCTAAAACCGGATACGCTTACAAGGTAGAGGGCGCGTGGCTAGGTATCCGCTATACGTGGAAGTCTATGCGGTGGTGGAGCTTACTTAATTACAATAACCCACTAATAAAATTAGAGGTAGAGGAATTAGCTACGCCTACGGGAGAGAAGTTTATCTATCGGACACTATGGGAAAGAGAGGGAGAGTAATGATTAAGTGTTATTGCGGATCGGTAACGGTAATTTATCGGGATAACAAGCAAGTCTGCTTTAATTGTTTAGTTCAAAAAATAGTAGAGAGAGAGGGGGAGTAATGGGGCAGCCTATGACGTGCGATGATTGCGATAGCCGGATCAAGGTAACTATCGAGCCTTACGGCAAGGGCAATATGGCGGTATTTACTTGCCCTAAGTGTGGCATAAGCTACGATACTAATATAGACTAGACTAACTAACCTAATGAAAGAGGGAGCTAATGAATAAAACCGTGAATGATATGGTCCGGGAAGTGGTAGAGAGAGAGGGCGAGTGTGGGTGTGAGCCTAACGTGTTTGCTTGCTCGGAGAATCACGCTAAGTTGATGAGCGAAAGAGAGGGCGAGTAATGACGGCAATATTCTATTCAACTACGATTGACGCCGATTGCGGCGATTGCAATAAAACCTACGAGGATATACGAGCGCAAGTGGGAGGCGGCATAGTGGTATGGACCTGCCCAGGATGCGGTTACGAGAGAGAGAGAGCTACTAATGAGTAAACCAACACCAGAATACTATCAAGCTAAGGCGGATCTCTGCGAGAAGCTAGCCATTCAGCAGATATGGGCCGGTAATACCGATATGGGTATGCGTAACATAATGCGTATGACCCACGCACTAGCAGAACTACAACTAAAAGAGAGAGAGGGCGATGATGAAGATACACAAGACTCAAGGTAAGGGTGATTGGATAGTGGTTGAATTAAGCACAAGAGATATATTCAGGGCAGCTAGTTCTTTATATAATCGTTTAACAGATAAGCGTTCCCCTGACTTTTGCTTTTACAATGTAACTGATGGACAACAATTTAGAATAGAGGTGAGAAATGAGCAACGTAATCAGCTTCAAAGGTAAGACCACGAACGTAACCTTCTACGAGGTGGTAGATCCGCAAGGGATAGCGATATGGGGCGGGGGAGATGTTACTGAGTGCGTCAGATATTGGCGCAATAGTCCGGTGAACTCACGCATATTCGTTACTGCTTGGGCGGAGGATGGCGAGGACGCCTCGATAGTGGGCGAGCCAATAGATATAACCTATTTAATATTAGCCACTATAAACAATACCCTTGAAAGGATTACCCGATGAGCTTGGCTATTGGTATACTAATCGTATTAACTATCGCCGTGTTGATGATCGCGGGAGAGGAAAAGATAGATGGAGAATAAGCGCTTGATAGCTGCCGCTAAGTATGCGGTATGGCTACGTAATTACCAGAGGGCGAGGGTGAGAGCGCTTACCCGATTAGCTAAGGCTTACCCTGACGAGTATAAAGAACTCTTTGAGGAGGAGAAGTTAAATGATCACACGCAGGGGAAGGCTTGGCTTGACGTTCACGGTAATACTAGTTCTAGTGTGGACACTAACGCCGGGGCCAATACCGATAGAGGTAGAGATACACCGCAACAAACCAGTAATCAAACAAGGACCGGCAACGTATGAGCAGAAGTTACAGAATAAAAAGCTCGCAGCACGTTACGCTTACCTTGCTTTCGGGTGGGAAGGGAGAGAGCGAGAGTGTCTCATCGCCCTTTGGACCCGTGAGAGCAGGTTTGACAACCACGCCAGACCTCTTGACGGCGCGGGCAGACCAAGATCGTCAGCTTTCGGTATTGCTCAGCACCTTGGAGAGACAAGCAGAGATCCTGCTACTCAAATCTTACGAGGTCTTAGATACATTTCTTACCGATACGACACACCTTGTCGAGCCGACTCATTTCAAAAACGCAACAACTACTACTGAGGAGATTAAATGCTAACAGGAGTATCGCTATTCGCAGGAGTAGGCGGCTTTGATCTGGCTATGGAACGCAACGGAGTTAATGTTGTTGCTAACGTGGAGATAGACAAACATTGTCAGGCTCTATTGGAACGTAAGTTCCCTAACGCAAAACAATTCAATGATGTAACAACAGTAAAGGGAAAGGACCTAATAGATGTCGGATTTAATCCAAGCAGAGGAATTATTACAGGAGGATTTCCCTGCCAAGACCTCAGCGTTGCTGGCAAAAGGGCTGGCTTGGCTGGCGAACGAAGCGGGTTATTCTGGGAGATTGCCCGAGTTGTGGAAGAAACGCAAACAGAATGGTTCATACTCGAAAACGTCCCTGGTCTGTTATCCAGTAACGAAGGAAAAGATTTTGGAGTCGTCCTTGGGACGATGGCAGACCTCGGGTATTCTGTTGCCTGGAGGACTCTTGACGCTCAGCACTTCGGAGTTCCCCAAAGACGGCGCCGTGTCTTCGTCGTTGGCAGACGTTCTTCAGACGGATCAGGTCCAGACGAAGTATTATTTAAGCCCCAAGGCTTGCGAAGGAATCTTAAGAAGGACAATACAGAGAGGCAAGAACCTACCTCCAACGCTGCAACAGGCACTAGAGAAGCAGGCTGGCTCACAACCAACCCAGGAGTAACAACTACTGTTACTTCCAAATGGTATAAAGGATCTGGTGGACCATCAGGCTCAGAACATTACAATCTAGTATTGGAGAATGATGACTTGGTGGAACAAAAGTCGCAGAGCTCAGAGTAATACTGATTATGAAACGTGGGTCGAGGGGGGGGTTGTGCCAACCTTGAACGCTTTTGATAATGGAGATGTCAGAGCAACTACAATAATAATGGTAGGTTGTTTTGAGTTATGGGATTTTCCTGCAGATTCAGTAGCACCATCTCTAACAAGTAGAAGGGCAAGAGATATGATTAAATACGAAAACCCAATAGTTTTTTATGCCAATAGGGTTGCTGATCTTCGGCTACAAGATGACAAGGTCAATACTTTACAAGCGAGAATGGGAACTGGTGGAAACAATATGCCGATGGTAGCTACAACACAGGTGCGTAGACTTACGCCGCTAGAGTGTGAAAGACTCCAAGGTTTTCCTGATGGGTGGACAGAAGGACAATCTGATACTAATCGCTATAAGCAGATGGGAAATGCAGTAGCAGTTCCTGTCGTTGAATGGATTATCCAGGGTATCTGTGATACCTTTGATACTGCAACTGGGTCTTAACTCTTTCTTCCTGGTTGCACAAGTAAGCCCCACCTATCCGTCCGGTGGGGCTTTACTATTTACTTACTGTGATCGGTGGAATAGAAGCCAGGACCTCGGAAAGTAACAGGAGGTGCGGTCCACTTACGTTGGAACTGGTTGTGGCAGTTGTTGCACATAATAGTTTCTTCAGGGTCAGTCATCTTGCGTTCGATCTCACGCACATCACCGCAACCTGGACATTCGTATTCATATCTCATAGTTTAATAGCCTCCTCTATATCTAAATAGCCTACCGATTTAATTATCTTCTCTTGGTTTTCAAACTCAGTAGTAGCTGGCATAGTCTGCTTATACCACTCAGGTTCCGGTATATCCA